CATAAATGCTTTTCCTAATCCAGCGATCGCCAATAGTGGTGCAGCTTTTTTAAGAAATTTTTTTATTTTTTTCTTAGCCATTATTTTTTACCTCCGTTTCTAAAAATTTGTGTGCCCTTTATACCATATATGCTCGCCACTACAAGGATCCACAAATTTGTAAACCATGACGGAAGCTGGGAGAACATGTCGAAGAACAATTTTACCTTGTCCATAGCAGTTGGGTCGTCCGATATGACTGCATATGCGAGCACCAACACGGGCAAACTTAAAATTATCAAAACTGCCTCGTCCTTCCAGTCTGACTGTCGGGCTTCTAGTAGTTTTCCCTGGTAAGCTTCGTCACCTCGGGCCATTTTCTCTGCATGCATTAGTTGTGCATCAGACATCGCCATTTTTGTTCTCTGCTTATTAGCATAAATTTTACTTCCAGCAGAAACGGCTAGTTTAATTGCCGATAACCACATAAATTAATACCAATCTGCGTCTTTTTTCTTTTCAGACAGCATTCTTTTAGTTCCTCTTACTTGAACAGACTGAGTTGCGTCAGCTTTTGTAGTTTCTATCTCAACTCCTCCGTTTGGAAAGCCATCTTTGTTCGTAAACATGTCATGATCTACATGAACCATGCCTGCGTGACTTGATTTTTTGTTTTTTTTCATATTTATTCTCCAGTTTTTCGAATGATTGCAACATTTCCAGGCATTTTATCCGAACTCGGAAGAGTTTTACCTAAAATAGTTTTCTCAATCGATGTATTAGCTCTTAGTTTAGCCAATTCTTCGTTTTGATCAAGCTTTTCTTCTTGTAAATCTTGATTCATCATTGCTCTAGACTTATCTAGATTTAATCTTTCTTCTGCTTGCGTACGTTTTTGCTCATTATCCATAGCTCTGAGATCTAATTCTCTAGCTTTTAGTCTTGCAACAGGATCATTTCCAAAATCACCCATAATTTTGTTCTCTTCATCTTTAAATTCTTGTGTCATTTCAGAAATTAATTTAGCTTTTCTTGCTTCAATTGATAAATTTAGAGTTAAAAGTTGTTGTTGTATCTCAGGGCTTTGTGCCATGGCAGGATTTACCTGTGCCATCTGTTGTAACTGCATTAATTGTTGTAACTCCTCTCTAAACTCTACTTCTAACTGTTCTTGTGCCATTAGACTTATGTGTTCAAAAATGTTTTTTTGCAATGCGCCCATAATCATTGGATTATTTTTAACCATATTGGTTGCCATAAAATTTAAATGCGAAGTAATATGTGCTCTGTGATCTTGACCTTTAAATGCTTGAAAAGGTTTTCCCGTCATAGCTAAAATATTTTCTGCAGCTGGATCCATTGGTATAGGTTGTTGAGGTGGAGGTAAAATTCTATTTACATCTTTAACACCTATTGCAGTGTACATGTCTCTGTATGCCTCATATAAATTGTGCATTCCAGGATTTGACATAGCGAGTTGTAATTCTGTTTGAGCTAAAGTTATTCTCTGTGATTGTGAAAATATATTTGGATCAGCAATAGGCAAGATATCAATCTTATCATCAAAGTCTGCGACTTTGATATTTTTCTGTCCACCTACAACATCGTATGGATATTCTGGTGGTAGATAAGTTTTAAATACTTCTGCTAATAAAACAAATTCTTGTTTTAACGCCACATACAATCTTTTATGTATGGCTGACATGACCCTGGAGCCACGCTCTAAAAGGGCAATGGTCGTTCCAACAGCTGCCTGTTGGTTGCCGTCACCAACCTGCATGTCAGCTATGGCGGCAAATCGTTGACCTGCTTGAACCACTATACCCATTAATTGTAACAATGTTGCTGATGGTTCTTTAAAAGGTAGAGGCATGAATGCATCTCTGATGTTTCCACCAGGTGCATCTACATCTCTAAACTCTCCAGGTTGTATTGATTGTGCCTCATCTCTAACACGAATACCTCTTTGTTTAAATCCAGCTGGCATATTAGAAAACGTACCAGCGTCTAACAATTGTCTTAATGCATTCGTTGCAGTTCTCGATAATCCACCAATCATGTGGATCAAACCAAAACCGTAAAAACCTAAACCAGGTAAAAATTTAAAATGAGTAAAATATTCTATTTTATTTTTTAACGGATCTTCAGCTTTGTAATTTCTTCTGATAGATAAAACTTCTCTTGATGATGAATCAAGAGTCACAATGTAAGGAAGCTTTATTCCTGTTGGATTTTGTTCTGCATCTTTATCTTCAAAACCTTCAAGATCTATATTTGTGTGAAACTCTAGAATTGTAAACATTTGTTCATCTCTAGTTTTTCTAGTCCCTTCTAACTCTCTTTCTTTTTTCTCTACTTCTGTTTCTTGTGAGTAACCTGGTGTAATTTCTACATCTCTATAAAAACCAGATACTTGTTTTTTTCTTAAATCATTTTCTGATATTTTTAAAACATGTACGATTGCCTCTGCATCTTCTAAAGAGGTTGCAGTGTATGGAACTATCAGATCATCTGCCGGAACAAATTTAGACACGGCTCTGTCAAGAAGTTCATCATAATATACTTTCTTGAATGCAGAGCCGCTAAGAGGGAGATAAAAAAGTAACTGATCGAACTCGGGTTCATACTCTTTCATCTTATTCATGAGTTGATAGTTCATGAAGTTTTTTACTCTTGTAGCCTGGTCTTCTTTTTGTTTATTAACAACACCCATAATTTGAGTGTGCACTGGACCAGTTGCTGGAAGTAATTCTTTATAAGCATGTGCTTGAAACTGTGTTACCGCTTCAGCTAATACAGGGTGGGTTGCACCACTTGCGTTTGAAAATGGTTGTGATCTTGTCTGATATTTAAACCCTAATAGATCTAAACCTTTTGTGTAACCATCTTCCCAATCTTTTCTAGATGCTTTGTATTGTGTATAATTTTCATAAAGTTCAGAACCTACTCTTCCTAAAACTTCTTCTGGTAATAAATCTGCTAAGTTATCAAAGTGTTCGTTTGTACCTGGTTGATTGACAGCTTCTGGATCAAAACTAATTGTTGCACCACCGTCTTCTTCTTGTGTAACTTGAATATCTTCTGGTCCTACCTGTTCTTCTATGTTTGCCTGAGACGCTTCTGCTATCTCTTCTTCACTAGGTAATTCTATTTCCTGCTTTACGTTTGGTAAAGACTTGTCTATTTCTGACATTATTTTTCTCCGAGTTCGACACCACTATAGTCTTTTTTCCAGGAACATTCAACCCCTGTGGGTGAGGTCCTCTAAGAGGTGGTATCGTGGTTGTTAATTTTTTAGTCATCTAATAATCCTAATCCTTGTATAGCAGCAGAGGCTGCAAATCCACCTATACCTGCTCTAGACAATAATCTTAATGCTGGTCTACTTAAACCTAATCTAGCTATTTTTCTAACTGTAGGGTTTAATCCTCTTGTTAGTTTTGGTGTTTGATCTGCAAACGCAGGATATAAATAATTTAGAGGATCTGTTGCAATATCAGAAATTGAATCTCCTTCTGCAACTTGACTAGCAATGTCTCCAGCCATAAATGGTGCTAGTAATGCAGGTGATGCTGCAACTCCTAGTCCTCTACCTAAAACTCTTAAACCTGTTTTAGCAATACCTGGTGGTTTTCTTTCAATACCAAGTGCTCTTGATTTACTTGCTTTAATTGTTGACGGTGCTACTGCAGCTGTTGATGCAGCTACTGTTGCACCTAAAGCTGGTAATTGATAATCTAATATTGCAGGTCTTTCTATATCAATTGATATAGGCTGTGTTGCCATATCAACTAACATACTCTTTTGTTGATCTTCGTTTGATAAATAAGTTGATGGATCATCGTTTCTAAATGCTTTAACTAATCCTACTGCAGTTCCTATAGCTGCACCTATACCAAATGTTCTAATACTAGGGTTTTTTAGAAAACTTGTTGCAGCATTTTTAAACTTTGGAATAATTCCTTCTGTTTGATTTATTTTATTTAAGGTCCCGACTCTATCGGTCTCCATTGCTTGAGCCATTTCATCTGCACAACCTCCACCAAAACCTATTCGTCCACCATCTTTACTAAACGCAACCTTACCTGCAAAAATATTACAAACGTTTCCTGTATTATTTTGAGCAGCCGACATAATTGTATTTCTAATATTACTTTCCCAAAACGGTTTTGCTTTTTTAACATCAATGTAAAATTTTCTATCTTTTGCAAACTGTCCAATATCAATACCTGCTTTTTTATATCTAGATAAAGTTTCAGGGCTGTATGTTTTAGTAACATCTTCTCCAACCACGATATCCGGTAAATTTAGTTGTTTAATCTGTCCTTGAGTATATCCTTGGTCTAATAAAGTTTGTCCAACTGTTGCTTGTGTTTTTTTTAAAGAAGCTGCAACTTTTTTTGCCTCAGATATTTTGTTTTTAGAAATTAAATCTTCAACTTGCGATACCTTATCTGATAACACTCCCTGATATGTTGCTAAACTTTT